CGAATTAAAAGTTCAGTTGCTTTTGGAGTGCCCTTTGAACGATAGTAGTCCATAATATGCTTGATAACAAATCGCTTGTCTACAGCCTTTGCATAAGGAAACTCTGAGAGATACTTCTCTTTGAAATGAACTAGAAAACTATCTAATGTCTCATCAATGTCCCTGTTCTGAAACATCGAACGACTGAGTGTGGTAGGAGACGTTGAAGTGTTTTCCATAAACTCATAGTATGCCTTTGTGAAAGCAACTAGGTTTGGACCGTCTTCCCGATAAACAGCAGGAAACTGCTGTTCGATATACTCTGAGATAGTTTTCGATAGGTCATGCATTACTGAGTCGCAGCCTCTACTGTTACGCTAACATCAACGTCACGGATTGAGATAATCTTGCTTGCAGGACCAATAATATCTTGTGTTTCTGGTCTACCATAAATCTTGATGGCACTACCAGAGAAAGAACTAACATTCAAATCACGAATGACTACACGTCCTGTTGCGTAATCTACAGTACCAACATTACCACTCAGCACTTTGAATCCATCAACCGTATTAGTGAGAACTTCTAAGACACCTTCGCCGTTGTCTTGTATATATGCTGTCTGAGTTCCATAAGAAAAACTGGAAGTTTTGACTGCGGGTTTATGACGATTGATATCTTCGCCAGCAGTCAAAGGATGATCTAAAATTAAAGAGTTTTCAAAGTCAGCAGTGATGCTTGAAGCAGAACTTACCACTGGAATAAAATCAACAATCATTCTAAGTTCTGTATCATTCGATATAATAGACGTATTTGTATCATCGATGACACGAGCAATTCGAGATTGTCTAGCATTCTTTTTAAAATCATTCAAGTAAGTCAGATTATAAGATGCAATCGCATTTCTAACAAGCGAGTCTATTTCAGAATTAGTAGCATCTGAAGTTTTAGTATTGTAGTGTACTGTTGTGTCAAGAGCAACATAAAGAAATTCAGGAGACCTAATTACTGGGTCGATTGCGAGTGGCGTGCGTTCTTTTAGAAACTTTCTATACTTCTCTTTAGCACCGTCAGATACGCCATCACTATTTTGAATATCAACATGTACAATAACCTTACCATACTGTGGTGGATTTAGTTCTTCACCACCCTGTACTGATACTGCTTGAATTTCAGAGAACTTGCTTTTCAAAAGATTTTCATAATCAGATTCTGTGACTGCTCTATCTTGTATCTGAATAGATTTTGGAGCATAGAACTTGATTGAATCAAGCGTTTCTTCTTCAGCGCCACCAAAAGATGTTGATGTTGTTGTGACTGTCGCTGTGTAGCCTTGTATCGTGCCAGATGGTGAGAATGTAGTAGCACCGTTTGGTGTTGCACCATTTGCGATACGATAGATAACCTCTACGACTTCGCCTGTTTTTGGTTCTCTACCAAACACATCATTACCAAACTCTAGTTCGTAACGATTCAGTTCTGCTGGTTGTATATAGAACACATTATCACTTGAACCAACATCAAAGAGATTTGGTTTTGAAGCATATGCATTAACTTCAGCACTAGCAGCAGAGGAAGCATATACATTTACTACAATACTGTCGGTGTCAACTCTCTTGTTAGAGATAAGATATTTTGTGCTTGCTGTTACGTCATAATATTCTTTTTCGATTCTACCTTCGTGAAGAGAAACATCGCTGACAGAATATACGCCAGAATTTGGTGTGATAGTATATACTTGATCTGTGCTAAACGTGTATGACTTACCATCAACATTTGTTGTAAACTTCGTGTATTTTGGAATTGTGATGAATGCTGGGCTATCACTTGGTGTAAACGTCAGTGTAACTTTTGCGTTTGATGACCTGTATGACCTTGGTAGATAGTTCAACTCTTTTGCATGAGATACAACAGAATCTCTTAGTTGCGCTGAGTCAAGAAACATCTCACCGAGAGCCATGTTCGTATAAAAACTATTCTGAAATGTATTGTATGCCAACACATCAAGAAGGACGGACATATTAGACCCATCGTAGTCGTAGTCAGCAAACTGTGCTTGACCCTGAAGAAATGTTTTTAACTGACTCTTGATTTGATTGAAATCAAGTTCCGAGATAATAGTTCCTGCCATTTTATCTCACTCTTTCTAAAAGTAACTCTAATGTAACTGGTTCTTGTACGTTGACAACACGAAATACGATTGTGATTTGTACTTCGTGTTCTTGTGAAGTCTGAGCGATATACACATCAATAACATCAGCCCTTGGCTCATGTGCTGCAATAACATCTTTTATATGCTCTTGCATCGTTAAGAATGTCTGTGCTGTAATATTCTCAAACAACATAGCACGAATGTTACCACCAAGATTTGGTTGGAACAATCGCTCACCTCTATCTGTCAACATAAGATTACGAAGAGACTGTTTTACAGCATCAACATTCGTTTTGCGTAAGACTGTGCTACGAATTGGATGCTTATCCAAGTCCGTAAAGAAGTCCGAGTATACAACTCTTTGTGTTAATGGTGTTGCCATATGAAGCAATCTCCAGTTTTCTTTTTATTTATAAGACTAAGTAAGGTAGGTAGCGATTACATTCTCGTCTAATATATTATTTTTTATAGACTCTCTTAAAGCCCTGCTGACAGATATGTTTCTTAACTCTGCTGGTTGAAAATGGCCAGAATCATTATCAATATAATTCTCTAAACCATATTTTAAAAAATGTTTTCTAATGATACCAGTGTAATACTTAGTATCCCATTTTGCTTTACCATTAACAATAAAAACAATATCACATGCACACTTATAATTATGCCAACTTTTACCTGCTGGCGCTGCTCGTGGTCCTCCAGCTTCGTATTTTCTTCTTAAAGCAGCTTGTTCAGCAAAAGTTCTTGTTGCAAACGTATATCTTGCTGTCCCATTCATAGCTAAAATGGCAGGATCATTCTGAACATCACGAATAGCATTAGCAAATCGCTCTCTAATTTTTCCATGAAGAGTATTCACCTTAACCGCAGTTTTCTTATCATATCTACCGTTAAAATATGAAGCATCATACAATTTATTATCACCAGTCCATTTTATAACTTGACGAATGACTGCTCCTTTATTCGCAATTGGTCTACCTGCCGCAGAAGAAGATGCTGACCTTTGATTGCTTGCTCGTTGCATATCAGCATAGGTAGAAGAAGCACCATTCACTCTCTTTGAAATACACTCACACTCTGTCCGTATCTTTTCATCGTGCGCTTTATTGGCTTTTGCAATTTGATTTTTTACGATTTGTTCTATTTGCACCGGATCAGCTTGTGGATTATTTTCTTGCGTTTTCTTAACCACAGCAGCAGTTGCTAATGCAATTTTTTTATTTTGAGTGTCAGTAACTAGCCCCTTCACACGGTCAAGTTTATTCATAAGCATTTTTTGTGTTGGTGATAAATTCAAAGCGCTTACTTCTACTTTATCAGCAAGAGCATCAACGTTTTTTTGAAGATTTTTAACCAATGCTTCAGTAGATTTTGAAGTATGAACACTACATCCTTCTGTAATTTTTATTGTTTCTGCTAAAGAACTTTGCACACCACCAAGAAGTGCGTCAACAGAAGCTTTAAAAGTATTTGCAACTGCTTCTGCTTGCGCTTCTAGGTTTTTTTGTAAATCGACAGTATCGATAGATTCGAGATCATCAAGAGTATCAATAATATTATTAGTAACGTTTGATACTGCTCCTATAGTTTCATCAATCAAATTGGCAATAGTTTTTTCCGCTTGTGAAGCAATTGTTTTTGGTTCTAAATCGCTTGCAAAATCAAGTAAACCGTCAGTTACGCTTGTGACAACGCCTGAAATAGAAGACCCAAGCGCACCTAAATCAAACGTCTCTAAACTCAATTCCTTTGGTGTTTTAGAACTCGCAAGTGCTGCTAATACTACTTCACATCCACCAGCAGCAGCATTGTTAAATTGGTCAATACCAGCACCCAAATCAGATAGTCCTTCAACGGATAAATCAAACGATTCTGGTGAAAAGTTTTCAATATCTACTCCGCTATCAAAAAGAACTGTTGATAATTGAGACGTATCTAGTGCAGCAATACTAGACGATAGATTTCCAACTGCTGATAACTCATCAGTGTTTAACTCTGTTAAT